CGTTGAGCCAAAGACAGTTGGGACCAGTAGGACCATCCGATTGGAGAAATGCGGAGGGATAACAGTTGGCAACGAACTTACCGCTGGCATCGAAATTGTGCCGACAGGAGCTAAGGCATCTCCATTTGATGTCGTTACCTGAATCGACGACGACGCGGTATTGGTTTGAGTAACGCCAAAAATAAGGTATTTACCAGAGCTTAAGCGAGTCCCTACTACAGCAGAAATCCCTTGGCAATAGACACCGTGGACCGAACGCGCTGATCCCTGCGTAACCGCTGTGCCCGAGACCTTATTTGCTTGTAGGCGAATTGGTGAATTTGATGTGTCGATCGTTTCCTTGACGACCGCAACAAACTCAGTTGCGCCCAGACCAAGCACTTTGCCAGCACTTGCTGCTGTGTCCGTTCCTGACGAGATACTGCCGAAGACCTTCGTGCCCGCCGTCACCGTGCCTCCGCTTTCGGATAGCACTACAGCGCGGGAAATGCCACTGCTATCTAGATACCACAACAACGCAGTAGAAGCAGACAGCGGGGACAGGTGCGGGTTGTAGCGGGTGGCAGATGCTTCGGTATAGGCAATGGCCGCGCCCGTAAGCGTGTCTACAGCCACGGCAGTTCCGCACGCCACAGACGCTCCACTTACGGTAATGGCAGCAGCGTATGCCTGAGTGCCGTTGTAGTTAAAGGCAACAAGTGCCTTTGTTGCTGACAACAAGCAGCTAGAAGGAGCCGAAGCTGTCTGTGCTTGGAATGTTGCGACCGCTGCTGGAGAGCCTACCGTGCACGTGGTGCCACTGACGGACACTACCACCGCGTTCACTGCATAAGGTCCACCACCACTCAGATAAACCACCAGCGCCGTCGTCGCCGTCAGCGCGTAGGTTGTGGTGCTATGACTAACACTGCTGGACGCGATAATGTTGACAGCGGTACCAATCGTAGCAATAGCGCCAGATACTGAAATGGCTACCGCCTTCGTCGCGCCGGTCTGTGTGTAGCTAACGAGATAAAGCGCGGAAGACAATTGAGCTACCTTCGGAGCCCCCGTGGAATCTTCGACGGACCATGCATTGTTGTCCGGGCTAGATGCCGCCGAGCCTACCGAAATAGATGTCCCTGTTACCGTCAGAACAACAACCTTATATACACCCGCTGCGTTATAGAACAGCACCGCCGAAGTCGAGCTAACCTTAAACACGGCGTTTGGTGCGGCAGAAGCCGTTGCGTCGACCGTTACAGGAGTGCCAATAACCTTCCCCGCGTTATCCACCACAAACGCAGCAAAGACCGAAGACAGTGCCGCAAAGTGAATCGACGTATTGGCGTCGAGTGCCACGAACGGCGCAAGCACGGTGCTGCTGTACGTGCTGGAGAACGTGCTGTCAATCGTGATCAGGCCCGGCTCCAGATTGTCGCCAATGACCGACCACGATCCGGCTGCGGTGGAATTGTCTTTCAGCGTCACATAAGCGATGCCACCTGCCGCGACTGCTATGATCAGCGTACCGGCGTTGTCACGGATGCCGAACGGATAGCCGCCGTCATTCTTGAGGATGAACCACGGGCCACCAACAGTCATCGTTGTGGCGTCTGGCAGCGTGACATGCTTGCCCATCGCAGTCATCGCGACAGACTGATAACCAGCGGCTGTCGAGGTAAGCGCAAAGCTAGCAGCGCTGGAAGTTGTGGCGGCCGAAGCAATGCCAGCAGCCGCCCATGCGTAGGCGCTTCCGGTGTACTTCAGGAACTTGCCCGAATCAGCAGGAGATGCCGGATAAGCCGTGCCGAGCGAAAGCTGGTCAATATAGTTCTTCGTCGGAGCCATCAGCCGGAACTCTGTGCCGTTGTAGATCGCGACATAGATGGAGCCAGAGACGAGATCACCAGCGACCAGCGCGGAACCGTCAATGCGCTTGATGTCCTTTGCGCCGAGGCCGGAGACGTTGACGGTTGCTGTGCTGGTATTCGTTGCCGAGGGCGAGAAAATTACCGACAGGCGCGATGTGTAGGACGGCAAAGAATTGGTCGGCGTCACCGTGTAGGCGTTGACTGCACCGCTGTCTGTGCCGGTGACCACCACGCCGCCAGTGAAGCCAGCAAACGCGTTCTTGATCGTCTTTTTGAGCAGCCGCAGATGGTCGTCGGATGTTGTGCGCGAATCCGCACCATCTGGATTCGTGACGACCAGATCGGCCGGGTAGGCTCCTGTTTCTAGTGACATTACCAACCCCTAAAAATATTGAACCGACGCCCCCGCAGCGCGCTGACTTCAGTTGTCAGTGGTGCGCGCGATTTGCTTTCGTTTTCGTTGTTGGAGATTTCTTTGACGGCACGGTCGAACCGCTCCTGCCACATCGGTAGGCGTGCATCGTTATTCAGGTACGGCACGGCTTCCAGCAACGCGCCAAATAAATAGGCGTCGGGATAGGACGACAGCAGCGCATTCGTGGGCGCAGCGTCGGTCAAAGTGAAAGTTTTGATATAGCGGAAGGTAAGGGTGTGCGCCTGGTCCGCAGGCCGATCAAACGCTACGTTTAGCCCATCGATCGCCCAATAGTTGGGAGAGCCGTTCACGTTGCTGGTTACCGGCAACTCGGCGGCAGTGCAAAGCGTGAGCTTTTGCCTGGGCGGATAGGTTTCAAGCCACAATGCGACCGGGCCATTGAAGTCAGTCGGCAGCGTCACATAGCGCGATCCTGGCGTCATCGTGAGCGTTGTTTCCATCTCCATCTGCCGCAGCGTCAGCAAACGGTTCAGGCGCGACTCCGCCATGGTGATGAAGTCGGGAATCTGCGACGTCAGGTCGGTCCGATGCAGCCAGGACGCAAGCGACGCTTTCAGGTCGGAATATGTGGCCAGTGCCATGCTCTACCCAAAGAAAAAGGCCCCCGAAGGGGCCTTGTGGTTAGTTGGACAGGAGACGGCAAGCCAACTCGGCGCGGATCGTCTTGTAGCCATAGAGGACATCGAGACGAGCCGGGAACTTGTCGTTGTTGATGTCGTATTGGCGAACGATACGCATGGAGATACCGTCCATGACCTCGCGGGCAGAGAAGTCCACGCCGCCCGGCATCACCAGGTCGGCAGTCGCGAACGTGAAGGCGTCTTTGTGGAAAGCCAGCGACGGGCGATAGATTGCCGATGCGCCGCCAATCTTGACCATAGCAACACCGTTGGCAATACCTGCCGCCACGACGTTCTGACGGCCGCCAGAGGTATAGATGGCCGGGGAGATGGTCATGGTGCCCGCGCCGCCTGCGTAGTCGGCAGTAACGACGAACTGCTGCAGGTTGCCGGTGTCGGCTTTCGTTTCGGGATGAACGCGGTTGCAACCAACAAAGGTGACGATGTCGCCAGCCTTGAAGGTGGTCGAGCCGGTAGCCACCACAACGGAAGTAGAACCGTTGGTTGTCACTGCGCCGTTGACGGTGTAACCCGTAGTTGCTGCGGCCGTGCCTGTGGTCTGGGTCGGGATCAGCGTGTTTTCGTAGAAGTCGAAACCAGCGGTGCGGCCCATCATGCCTTCTTTGTACTGCTTGGAGATCGAGGCGGATTCTTGGAACAAGCCCTTGAGCGCATCGATGAGGTCAACGTTGTCCTGAGTGTTCAGGATGATGTTGCGCTCGTTGTCCATCGGGGTCAGGTTGTCGTTCAGTACCTTGCGGCCTGTCAGCAACTTGTTCATCGTCAGGGTCGAACCGATGTTGTTGACGTTGTTATAGACGTCTTTTGCCATCGAGAACGCGTCGGCTTCAATGTTCGCAGCCAGTACCGACATCGCCGGGTCCAGGATGCGCTTGCTGAAGTCGTCCAGAGAAAGCGTCAGATCAACCGAAGTGAAGTTCAGATCGACGCCTTTCTGCGTTGCAACTTGCAGCGTGGTCGATGTCTCGGTTGTGTCTTGTGCGGACAGGGTTGCACCGGTCCGAACGGTGTATTGATTCGGCAGGCGAATCTTCAGCGAGTCGCCGATTTTTGCGCCCGACTTGGAAAACGAATCGTCGTACTGACGATTAATACTGCCCACAAAGTTGAGCTTCTGATGCAGGACGCGCAGAGCTTCGCGGGTCACTGCGGTTGGGGTGAGGATGGTATTTGCCATTTAGTGCTCCAAGAATGAAAAAACCCGCTCTAGGCGGGTTGGGTTAGCGACGTTTGAGTTGTGCGTTTCGCCAGTCTGTCCATTCCTTCACACTCATCTTGTCCGGGTCTTTCGACGTGCCTGATTTGGCAGCGGCGATGCGAGTTACCGGCTTTTCCTGAGCTTCGGGCTTGGGTTTCGTGGTTTGTTTAGCTACGAGCTGGTCATACATCTGCGCCTTGTGAATTGCCTTGATCAAGCCAGGGTCCGTAATGGAAGCAACGGTTTCCTGTTTTGCGCCAAGGTTTTGCACGGCGTAGCTCACGACTTGCTTTGCTACTTCGGGCGACCAGCCCTTAATATCGCGCTCAAGCACTGCCAGCCCTTCTTGGATCGACTTGGCAGTTTCCTGCTGTCTCGCCAATGCTTGCTGTTGCTGCTTTTGCGTCAAGGTCTGCGATAACTGAAAACGCTGGCTTTGCAGTTCGCGCATCTGCCGGTCAAGCTTCATCGCCTGAACCGGATCTTCGTCTGAAAGACGATTCCAATCGACGGCAGAATACTGTTGCAACTGCTTGTCGATGGCTACTACTTCAGCAATCTCCGCAACAAACTGCTGATGAATCTCTGATTGTTGCTTGACTGCTGCAGCCTGGGCTTCGATTGCCTTCCGCTGCTCGGCTACCTCCTGCGTTTTGCGGGTGTAGTCAGCTTGCATAAGGCGTTCAGCCTTCAGCTTTTCGGCTGCACTCTTCGGCAGCGCGAATTTGCGCCCATCAATCTCGACTTCGTCTTCTTCCTCGCTGTCGACTTGCGAGTCAGAGTCCGTTTGATCGGAGTCTTGGGGCTGCTCCACTACCTCGGTCTGTGATTCCTCGGCGGCAGTGGTTTCTGCGACGTCGGAATCCTGAATTTCAGGTTGTTCCATGTGATACCTCTAATGAAAAAGCCGCCCGAAGGCGGCCGGATTAAGCCTGTGAAGGCTGAATCGGTGGTCCGCCCTGTTGTTCAGGCGAAAAAAAACCGCCTTGCGGCGGCTGTAGCTGTTGTTGATGCATTGGTGGTGGAGCCTGCTGGAATAGGTCGGGTGACTGCTGCGCCATCTGAGCTAGGGCTTGCTGAGCCAGCATATTCCCCTGGCTTGCTGCCGTAGTCAGCGCCTCGATGCGATCGGTTACCGCCTTGAACTCTTCGATTTCCAGCTTCTTCTTGTCATTGTCGGATTTGCTTTCGGCGGCCTGCAGTTGCTGTTGCAGCGTATTGACGGCCTGTTTCGCGTGCTGGTCCATTGTCTGCATCTGCTGCTGCATCTGCTGGATCTGCGGGTTTGCGCCTTTCACCTGCGGCGGCAGCATAGCTTTCATGCGTTCGGCAATCTCGTCAGCGCCAGGCCAGTCTAGATTCTTCGCGAGCAGATCGCCGATCAAGCCGGCAGACTGCGGGTTCGCACGGATGAACTCAATCATCTGGTTTGCTGCTTCTTCGCGCTTGGTGGTGAATGACGGGCCAGCCTCGCACGTAACGTCGTATTTGCCCGTCGTCAGGTTGTAAATCTTGGTAATTCCTTCCATCTCCTTCTGTTGTTCTTCAGAGACTTGGGGCTGTTGCGGCGAGTTCGGACTGATCTGCACATGCTCGTTTTTGCCATCCTCGTGAATGACTCGGATGATGCGCTCTGTGTTGTAGACCTTCGGGATCAGGTCAACAATGATGCGGCCGGCATGACGGATAGCGCGAGAAAGGTTGTCGATGTAATTGAAAGTGGAAACGTCGCCTTCGCGCTGCCTTGCCATGATGGCGCGACCTGACGTCTCGTTACTGCGAGCGCCAAGCGAGGCATCATAAATGCCCATGATCGACTTCATGTCGTCGGCTGCATTGAGCGCTTCTTGCAACGCACCAGCAGGCGGGCCAGAGAACGCCTGGCGCTGCGGCGGTGCTGCGCCGTCCACGACGTCGTATTCAACGTATGGGTGAGAAATCGTGTTTGCCGTTGCCCACTTCTCAGCATCGGAGTTAAACGCGCCACGTGCGCCGATGAACGGCATTTTCGGGGCCAGTGCCACAAGTTCAGTTGACGCAGTGCGCCAGAAGTTGTGCATCATCTGCGGGTCTTTGGCGAAGCGAATCAGCGAAATCCAGTGGCGCTCGCCCTCAATCATCACTTCGTCGCCATATACCGGGACAATGGGAATGTATTTCCCAGCCCATTTATTCGCCTCAAGGACGGCATCACCAGTAATGATGCGCTGCGTGACTTTCTTGACTTTGGTTGCACGGTCGCCGGTAACGACGAAGCCCTGCACATCAAGAAAATCCTTGATCTTCAGATATTGGTCTTCGAACAGGATCATGCCGTTGCTCAGCTTCAGCAACTTGGCATCATCTTCGTCCCGCGTCCAGTATTCAGCCACGCGCACCATGTCATCTGTGAACCATTCGTGGTTCTTGTCATGGCTATTGGCCTCGAAGTCTGCCGGAACTGCGCCTTTCCAGCGCTTCTCAAATGCAGACTTTTCCCACATGTCAGTGACGAACGCCCGGTTCCAATCTGAGGAATCGGCGGCGGTTGAATACGGGTCACCATAGACCGTCAACGGGTTAGCCACTCGCTCTATACGAATGTCCTGGTCAAACTCGTCTTCGCAAGCGTAATCGGTCGAGATGCGGAAATACCCAAAGCCACCGGTTACCGCATGGTCGAGCGCAGTGTCATAAGCGACGTCTGCGTTGCTGGTGTATTCGATGTTGCGGATCAAGCCGTTCAGCACGTCAGCGGTGGACTTGTCTGCGCCCTCGCCAACAGGATGACAGCGAATAGCAGGCGAGTTCTGACGCGCATCGTTCGTTACCTGGCGAATGAACGCCGGCAGCTTGTTGTTGGTGAGGCATGGACGGCCGTCGAGTTCACGCTGGCGCTTAACGGCATCCGGCCACTGCTCACCCAGGCGCGCAAACTTCATATCAGCAAGCCAGTTGTCGCGGTTCTTCTGCTCCGCCTCACTGGCGCGTCTGAAGTCCTCTTGCGCGTCTTTGAGAATGTCTGAGTCTTTAGCCATTTATCCCATCCAGCCACCGGCTGTGTGTCGATGTATTTTCGGTTTTGGTTCGGTCTTTTCCCGCACGATGCCTGGGAACAGTTCGGTTAATGCCCATACGAGCGCATCAGCCCTGTTTGGCGAGCTGTTGCCCATATAGCCAACGGTCGAGAAAGCTGCAAGTTCGTCTTCCAGTTCGCGGAAATTGCCAACGTGGCGGACCTTGCCTTGTTCGTACAGTGCGGAGATCGGTTCTGCGCGTACTGCCTTGCCGCGTGATGCTGTAACCTGCTTGTACGGGGTGCGCGGCCGTGCGGTCTGGATAACGTGCTGAACCATCGCACCGCCATAGTTAATCTCGCCCACCACTACGTCGGCTGCGTGCCGGTCGTAAGCGTCTGTTGCGATCTTTCCCCATGTTGCCGGGCCAGCCTTCACCGTGCAGTCTTCCAGCAGGTAAGCATTCCCATCCGTGCCAAGTCCTGCAACACAGATGCCGATAGCGTCGTTGTCAGCGTTGTCCGTGTCGCCAGATCCGCTCGGATCAACAGCAACCACGACCCGCACCATGTCCGGCACCTTGCCATCCACCACGCGCCATTTATCAATAGTTTCATCAGCAAACAAGGCGTTCGGGTTGGCGTCGGCAAACTCGCCGATCAAGAACCGCTTCTGCAGTCGCGGACTAAGCGACTTCAGCGTGTCCAAATAGCCATCCGACAAGTTTGCTGCGTTGTCCATCGGGTTGATCTGGAAGCTGGCATAGTCATCCGGGCGGCCAAGCGGTTCGCGCGACTCGGGGTCACGCTTTTCTACAAATACCTTGTATGACCAGTGCGCCTTGCTTGGCGGGTTGCAGTCGTAATACATGCGCGGCTTCAAAATGACCGAATCGCGGCCTTCAATAACTTGCTCTGCCTTCTGTGCCAGGCGGGTTACTGCAATGCCAACCGATCCCCACGGGATCTGACTGCACTCGTTCAGGTAGATCGTGGCGAACTCCATGCCGAGAATCTTTTCGGTGCGCTCTTTGTCGTCCAAGCCGCCGAACCAGAACTGCGAGCCGTTATCGAACTCCGCGAACCAATCCGTCTTGTTCAGGCCGTACTTCACGCCGGGGAATGCGATCTGCATTACCTTCGGGAACGTGTCCATCACAATGGACGACTTAATGGCGTTGAACCTGAACCGCAGCGCAGCATGCCGACTGTTCGGCGCTTTCAACGCTCGCATGACCGTGTTTCGGGTCAACAGGAACGTCTTGCCGCTACGCGATCCACCAAAGAGCATTAGGTGCGTGGCGTCGCCTGCTAAGACGTGCTGCGCCTGCTGCTGCTTCGGATTTAGCTTAAAGCTGCTCATCGAGTGCCGTGGCAACGATCCGAACTGGTCCGCCGCCTTCGCCTGTTACCTGAAGCGGCAGCACCTTGCCAACCAGCGCCAGGAAGGCGGCCGGCTTTTCATCGGCTTGCCGGATCAAGTATTCGACACCGCCTGCGCCTTCAAGCGCATCCAAGATCATTTGCTTGACCTCGCGGGTCATCTTGTTTTCAGAGCCTTTGGGCCTGCCTTTACCTGCGTTCGGCGGAAGGCTGCGTTCAGTACTTTCCTCTAATTTAGAGTTGTCCATTGCATCTCAGGGTTCGTTTCCGATTATCCTGACCTATAAATAAGAAAGCCCGCTACCGTTGCCAGTGCGGGCGAAAGTGATCGAAGGATCACGCTGGAGATTTCAGGTGGCCCGCCGTGCTCAGCATCGTGCGGGCCTGCGTCGAGTGGACGCATGATCAATACTTCCGCTGCTTGTTCCTCTCAGCCTCAACCAGTTCCACGCCCAATTGCCTGCGTAGTTCTCGCTGAGTAGGCAGCGGCTTACGTTCCTTGGCGCGGTCTTCGATCCAGCGTCTTGCCTGTTCTTTTGATGGCTGCTGCATGGAGCCTCCAATGCAAAAAGCCCCGACTCAGCTAAGAGACAGGGCTTTGTGTGCAGTTCTCCGCACTATACGAAAAACAGGGTACTTCGTGTATCACATTTCCGCCACAGTTAAATTGTGATCACACTTCATACATCGCGTGATTCAGCAACTCATGGATGAACCGCAGCCGCACAGAAAATACCTCGCGTGGAATACCTAGAATCGCCGCTTTCGTCTTCTGCGGCCTGCGGTCAAGATATTCCAGCCGAAGTATCTTCTTGAATTGTTCGGGCAGTCCCTTGATGCCTTTGGCGCGGTTGCCCTCGATCTGATCGTTCAGGTCGTTGATAATCTGAGGGACTTCCCGAATCGTGTCCGCGCTTCGGTTGCTGCTCTGGACGCGCTCAGATACGAATGCCGACTGCTTTGGGAAGCCCTGACCGAAGCCGTCTTGGTGATAACCCGCCCATTCGTGCAGCAGCTCTTTGATTCGGTTCATCTTCCCTCCTTCGTCTCATAATACTTACACCGCTTAACCACCTTCCCGCCACGCTTCGGATGCTCGCAAGTCTCGCGGCTCCAGGCGATTTGCCGGTAGACGCAGCCTCGGCATGTTCGGCGTTCGCGTTCGATCAGGATGATGAGCGGGTCGCGTGTGTCGCCTTTGCGCCAGGTCATGACTTGCACAGGGAAAGCGCCTGCTCCGGCGTAAATCCCTCGCGCACCAAGGCATCGAACTTTGCCTTTGCAAGCTTTGCCAACACTTGCTGCAGCTCGATCTGTAGCGGCATTTCATCTCTGATCGTTTTGATTGATTGCGCCAAATTGACGCGCTCTTTGTCGCGATTATCGTCGTTCACATGATCTCCGTATCTGCTTTGCTGCGTCATTGCATCGTTACCATCAATTCATCATCCGGCTCTTCGCCGACAATCGACCGGACAATCAGCCAGTTCATGTCGATGAGCGCCATGTTTTGCTCGACTATTTGCTGCAGTAGCTTCATTTCTTCATCGGTCATGCGGCTTCCCTCCATGCATACCCAATTGCGTCCCGAACCTGCCGGCGCGTTGAAATCTGCTGCAAATCGTCCGCCAGCGTCACGCCATTCATTACCGCCAGCATCTCGGTTCCGCTGAATCCCCATTTGCCAGACTTGCCGCGCTCAAGCACGAGCCTGATGGCTTCCATACCGCAAGCCATGACTTTCTTTGCTGCGTCGGATTGACCCTTGCTCAATGCCGCGCCGATGGTTAGGCAGTTCGCCAGCGTCCAGGCATGTTCCTGCCGGCCGTGACCGGTTCTCAGCGCCTCGATGCACAGATGCGGCTCAATCATCAGGTCGTTTTTCTTCGCTTGCGGCAAGGCAAACATGATCGGGATCGCTGGAACGTATTTAGGCCGATAGGCTTTGTTGCGCGGCTTTTTCATGCAGCCCTCCGATGGTCGCCAAAGAAAGCCTCTTGCAGCCAATCGCGGCGAATATCGACGTGGAACGGCACCGGTTCCGGTTCTTCATCACCAATCCTGCGCGGCCTTGGCGCATCCGGCTTATTACCGGCTTTGAACAACTTGATCGATGCATGCCGGGTAACGCGCCAGCCGGAGATATAGACGCGGCCTTGATCGTGCAGAGATTCGATGTAATGGCGGCTGGTTGACTTGCTGAAGCCGGATGCGATCTGCGCCTCGTCGTAGCTCATTTCCTTAACGAGCAGATTTTCGAGTTCCTGCATGCGCCGGCTTCTTGCTTCAGGTCTGGTGGATGCGTGTTTCATTTCAAAACTTCCGCGAATTGCGCCGCGCCTTTTCGCCAAGCCCCATTACGTAGAACGTGAGGAAGGCAACGAGCAACACAGTCAACACAACAGCCAATCCACCATACAGCGGCAAAAGCACCAGCCACCACGACCAGTCCGCAACCGGCTGAATTACCAGTAACTTCAAAGTGATGAAGATCAGCCCCAAGACGCCGAAGAACCCAATTCCTTGTTGTTTCATTTCATTTACCTCCCATCATGGTTATGCAAATATTCAAAAGTGCAGCCGAGAGCCAATATCCGCATTGCGGCCAGTTCCCTGCAAAGCCCCACCGGATCGCAGCGCAGATGAATAAGACGATGATCAGGACGTTGAAAGCTTCGGGGCGGGTTAGCCAGGTCATGCGGCAACCTTTCTCGGCCCTACTGTCAGCGCATCCAATGCGGCCGGATCAAATTCGGGGCTGTACGGATCATCAAGCCCTCGCGCCAGGCACCATTCACGCAACCGCACAAAGCCGTTTCCGGCGTGCTGCGAATAGCCGGCGCGATGTGCTGCTGCCAGGATGGTGAAATAACGCACCATCGGCTCGCAATCGGTGAAGGCGGCGCGGACTTCCTTTTTGTCTTCCTCATTCCAACCATAGAATGCGGAAAGCTCGCGCATGTCGCTTGCAAAGTTGGCTGGATATTTCAAAATTGGACCTCCTCAAGAGAAACGCCGACTTCGGCTTTGCAGTGTGTCGGACGGCCTAGCCTGTCTTCCATGTATTGCAATGACTCGCGCTCAAAATAGAGCCGGTATGCGCCCTCACTCTCGCCGTGCCGTTGCTTCACCAAAAGCAGGAGGCAGTCGGGATCGTCGGGGCTGAAGTCTTCGCCTGAGCGCAGCTTGCTTTCCTTCTCCTTATTGCGCCAAACGATGAAGCAGTTATCCACCAAGTCGGTGATAGCGCCACTGCCTTTAATGTCGAACTTGGACGGCAGATCAAACTCCGTCTTCCCCTTCTTGACGTGCAATACCAGGTGGATGTGGCAGCCGGTGTCCTTGGCGATCACGCAGAGGGCATCAACAAACGCCTTCTGCTCGTTGTAGGCGTCCTCGCCCATCCCACACTTCATCAAGTTATCCACAATGAAATGCGTCACCTTGAACTTGTCCACGGCGTAACGGATCACGGCCAACATCGTCTTCGGGTTCACTGAGCCAACGTGGTCATAAATCCACAGCTTCCCGTCCGTCCAGTTTCCGTACTGACGCAGGTAGTCAGCCGGTGGAAAGTTACCTCCATAGGCTTGGCGGGACATGCGGGCCATCGTGGACTGCGGCTTCATTTCAAGGGAGGCAATCGCAATCCGCTCTCCCTGCTCGGCCAAGTGATGCACCGCCTGCCCGACGAGCTGCGACTTTCCATGCCCGTTGATGCCACCCCACAGCGTTACCTCCGACTCGCGGAAGTGGAAGTCACCGTGCGTTTTCTGCCAAGGCAGACGCACCTTCGGGCTGTTGTCGGGCTTGTGGAAGTAGTCGATAACCTCGTCAACCCAGCTTGAAACCGGCAGCACGCGATGCTCCCCTGTCTCTTCCTCCATGTACTCACTGAGGTCCAGCGTGTCGGGTATCAGTTCCATCTCATTCGCTCCAGGCAAATTCGTTGTTCTGCCAAGCGGTCCACGGCAGGAAATCCAGCACATGACGCCATTGGCTTTGCGGTTTTTCAATGTCTTCAACGCGGGGCAAATAAAAGGCCGTAGCACCTTTAAATTGATCGACGTTGTAAAGCCCTAGCCACTCCGGTTTTTGACGCGCCAGCGCCTCGATTACGGGCCGCCATTTCGATGTTTGATTGACGTAGAGGCAAACTTTCAAGCCTCGCGCCCATCGCCAATCGTATTCAGCATCCTGGTTCGCGTAGATCGTGTGGTTCGATTCGCCGACCTTGCCTACCAGGGACACGATTAGCATTTCAGCCGGCTTCATGCCCTTCTTGCGAGCAGCAAGGATTGGCTCGGCTCCGTTTGGCAGTTTCATTTCGCCCCCTTGAAGCGGGGATCGACAGTTCCGCCGACGCTGGCAAGACGCGGAGACAGGTCATCAAGCCAACCCTTCGCACGCAGCCAAGTTGCCGGGTGCGGGATAAATTGACCGCTCTCCTTGCGCCACTGCTCCGAAGTCTTGGCACGCTGTACGGCTTGCAGGATCTGGCCTGCAAGGTGCTCTTCCGGTTTGATTGCAGCCCATGCCTTTTCGGCATCGCCCTTCGATTGCTTCTTCGGGTACTCAGCCCAAAACGCATCGAAAGAGGTTTTTATATCTTCTCTTCTCTTCTCTTCTCTAGGTAACGCATTGGTAACGCTGGGACCGTTACTTTTTGCGTTACCTTTATCGTTATCTTTCGCGTTACTTTTATGCTTTGCGACCCGTTTTGCCCCTAAAGCGCGCTGTTTTGCCGTCTCGCCGTTATGTCTGTCGAAGTTTGGAAGGCTTATGCCATCTTCAGTAACGATCAACCAACCGACTTTCGCCATCGCTGCTGCGAAACCGGTAACGCCACAAATGCGATCTAGTAACGCAGAAGTAACGCCAGCAGCGTTACCATTCATCGTTTGCTGATCGAACCAGCGCCACACGCGGAACAGCTTACCGACCGTCATATCAGGGTCATCCCATCCCATCGCGGCCGTCATTGCCAGCACTTCCGGCTTATCCGGGGTGGCAATTTCCATCTTGAGCCAGTCGCCAGCCATCACTCCACTCCCTTATTCATAGTCAGCGCCTTCAACTTGGCTTTGTATTCGGCCTTAATTGCCCGAAGACCGTCTTTAGTCCACTTGACGATCGTTTGATTTGCTTCCAGCGCCTCGACAGCATCAACCCCAATGCGAGCGATCAGCCCGCCGCGATAATCCTTATGCCCCCATGTGTTGCAGTCCTTCAGCCCGCGATGCACGTTGTTTTCATCAAAGCGCAGATGGTCAGCACTCCCGCGACTGCGATAGTGGCAAGCGTCATATGCGCCGCCAGTCTGAGAAAGAGCGGCAGCAGTTGCGAACTTCCCGCAGCAGATGCAGGGCTGGTCGCGGTCGCGCTCACGGATGAACTCATTAAAGACCTTCTGAGCTTCAGCCTTGAGTTCGTTAATGCCCTTCATGGCGTCGAGCTTGCGCTTCGTTTCCGCCCGCTCTGCCTTCGCCTTTGCATCCATCTCCGCACGAATCTTGTCCTTGGATAGAACGATCGCGCAGCCAACACAGCAGGCGGCCTGCATCGGGCGTTGCGGGATGAATCGCTCGCCGCAAGCCTTGTTCTTGCACTTGCGCAGCTTTGGCTTCGGGGATTTGGCGGGGATCATGCGAACCTCAAAACCTGCTCAACCACTTCATCGAGGTCTTCGCGTGTGTAATTGGTCAGGATGCGCGAAAGGACGACATTGATGATCGAGTTGTAAAGCCGCTCTTTCTCGTCGTCGCTCATGCTGGCGAATGACCAGCTTTTAGCCGTGAAGCGAATATCGCCATTCAGGCGTACGTGCGTTTGGTAGAAGCCGGCCAGGATCGTGATGTCTTCCCTAAACTGCTCGAAATCCTTGGCGATCGGGACGCCTTTGTATTCCTTTGCGGCCGGCTCCCATGCCTCATAGGCCAGATTGGCAAGGGCAAACATCTTGCGATGGAATTGCACGTTGTTGTGACGCTTGACCTTCGCGCCGACGCCAGCGCCGATCTTCAGCTTGGCGATGTATTCAACGCCTTGCGGATCAGCAGGAACCAAGGCGCCAGCAGCGGTCTTGACTAGAACTAAATCAGTCACAGCGCACACTCCGCTTGACGCGAATCAAATCCAGCTATCGCAGAAGCCGCAGAATCAGCGATAAGGGAAGATGCATGTCCGGCACTTTCGGCCAAAGACAAATCGAGCAGACCGTTTGCCTTACCTGAATAGGGATTCTTCTTCTCCCCTACCTCAACCAGCACGCCTTTTTCAATCATTTTCTTTACTCGGCCGCAGACACTGCCAAGACGAATGCCGCTGGCTGCTTCGATTTCTTCGCGGGTCATCGGGCCATGAGTGGCGACGGTTTCGAATACCTTGCTTTCCTGGCGGCTGAGTTCGCCAGCGTCGCGCAGGTCGTGATAGGCGGATAAGGAGAAGCGGGAGACTGTCATGCGGCATCACCAGCAAATAAATCGACTTGGTTGTCCGCCACAGCGCTCTTGCAGTTCTCGACTGCCAACTTGAAGTAGGACGGCTTCAGTTCCGATCCAACGCCGCGCCGACCCATCTTCAGGGCTGTATAGATTTCGCTGCCAATACCAAGGAATGGCGTGTAGACCAGATCATTCGGATTGGTCCACAGGTCGATTGCGCGCTCAATCACGTCCAACTGCAAAGGGCTGATGTGGCGCTCATCGTCGTTCTCGCGTGCGCTCATGTATTGCAGCGTGCGGGTCTGGTTCACGTCCGTCCAGACCGGCGATGCATATTTTTGCCAAAGTCCGACCGGCAGGCTTTCGTGGGTATGCGTGACTGGATCAGGGTTGTCGCCAGGCTTGCGCATCACAACAAGGTAATCGGCAATCCCTTGGCGGCTCATGGCAGAATCCTTGCGCAGTTGCTTGTACAGCAGGCCGAGTGCCTTGGTGCGCTGCATGGCGACTACCGGGTCTTTCCAGATGCAGACTTCCGAGTGATAGATGAAACCAGCCTCCTGATGTGCGCGGATAATTTCGCCGCGAAAGTCTTTCAGGCCGATATACCCGTCCCGCGTCTTCGAGGTCGGCAATTGCATGCAGTGGATAGCGATCAGCCGGCCCGGTTTCATGATGCGGATATGCTCGGCAATCAGGAAACGATAGTGCTGCCAGAAGTCGGCCGACGAGGCGTTATTGCCCATATCGCGCTCTGAATTGCTGAACACGAACAGCGACTCGAACGGCGGCGAGTAGACGGAAAAGTCGATACTGTTGTCTGGAATCGTGCGCGCCAGATCGACGCAGTCGGCGTTATACAGCGCGAACTTATCGTGAATTTCTTGATTGATGACGTTCATGCTGCACGCTCCATATTTGCGATCAGCCACGCCGGAACCATGATCGGCATCGTCGGGTTGTATTTTTCGGTATTGCTGGTTGCGCCGTTGATCTTGCTCGTCGTGATGGTGCGCATGTGCGAAACCATTTCGCCCGCCATTTCATTGGCCTGACGTTGTTTGCGCTCGATATTGGCTTTTACTGCGCCCTCGGTTTCAGCGGTAATGATGTGGACATTGACGGCTTTGGTCTGCCCGAAACGCCAGCAGCGGCGCACGGCCTGGTAGTATTTTTCGAAGCTGTCATCCATGCCGACGAAGATCATGGTTTGGCAGTGCTGCCAGTTCATGCCGTAGCCGCAGATCGAAGCCTTGGAAATCAGGCCGGGCCGCTCGCCATGCGTGAATGCCATGATGTTTTCGGTCTTGCCGTCGATGCTCATGGAGCCTGTTACCTCGACGGCATTCGGCAGCAGCTTCGCAAGTTGCTCGGACTCGTCGTTCAAATGGCACCAGATGATGTAAGGGCCATCCGTTTCTTGCGCCAGCTTGACGGCCAGCGCGATACGGTCTTCCATGCTGTTGCGCTTGGCTTCCCGGCGCTCGCTCAGGCTTTGCGCGACCACTGCGAACAATTGACCTTCCAGCAAATCGCCGCCTGAGACTTGATGCTCATGGATATTCAGCGGCGGCAATTCGTAGCGTGAACCATCAAAACCAAGATCAGACGGATTGCGAATGCAGATCGCCCACGTCGCCATCCACTCCCAAAACTTGACCTTGCCGTGACCCTTCAAGCGCCATTTGCCGGTATCGCCGCCGTCATGGGTGAAGAACGTTGAGAGCATTTCGGCAGAATTCATCACGCCCAGGAATTGCGCCTGATTGCCAAGCTCCATCCAGTCATTCGGCGAAGGTGTAGCAGTGCAAGACAGTTTGTATTCCGTGCGGCGGAATGCGTTCACGATGAATTCGCGCGTCTTGCTGTTTTGCCCCTTCAGGATGCTCGACTCATCCAGCACCACGCCAACGAACGACTCAAGGTCGAAGTGTTCGAGCATTTCGTAATTGGTGATCGTGATGCCGTCTTCGACTTCATCGTCATGGCGGCAATACTTGACCTTGATGCCGAACTTTGCCGCTTCCTCGACGGTTTGCTGCGCGACACACAAAGGCGCAGCGATGATGACGTTGCCGCCAGTGTATTCATGGACTTTCTGCGCCCATGTGGTTTGGCAAAGCGTCTTGCCAAGGCCGGTATCAAGGAACAGCGCGGCGCGGCCACGCTTCAGCGCCCATTTCACGCAAGCCGCCTGGAAGTCGAATAGCGGGCCAACTGGCACATCGCAATCAAAGCCGGTCGGCACATCGGCCAACTGCTTGGATTTGATGAACCTTGCGTAATCATCTACAATCAATTCAGACATTCGCCACTCCTATTGGTGATTGTTCAGAAGCCGATGCCAGTTTCCCGCTGGTGTCGGCTTTGTTTTTGCAGGCATTGCATCCGCCTTGCTGCTTCTGCTGCCGCTCCGTGATCGTCGCCCCGCATGCGCACTTTTTACGCGCGTGACTTAACCACAATTGGCCCTGCGTCGATTTGCGGTACTGCTCGTTATTGGCGGCGTTGAACATGCTCATCACCGCACCTCTTCCAGTTGCTCGACCGCGCCATAAGCAAACGTGCTGACGACCGGCTTTGCATCATTCACTTCGAGTTCACGCATCAAATATTCAGCCACGTACTTCTTCGCCGATGATGTGCCTTGCAGGTACGGGCAATCGGTAATTGGCCGCTTTGCATCGACTGCTGCACGAGCTTGGCGGCGGATCGCGTCGCGGGAGAGGATTTGTTGGGTCATGCTGCCTGCCTTTCCGCAATGATTCCTTCCAATACAGTCAAGCCGGATTGCTGCGCCAGCCATTGGCTCACGTAGGTGTTGCCGGTAACTGTCTCGAAGACGGAGATGTACTTTGCAGGCATGTCTCTGCGCTCTTTGCCTTTGAGGTCAAGATCGGAGTTAGCCAGGTAATCGGAAATGTGTTGCGGGTACATGCCGGTAAGTTCGGCAAGTGTGGCGCGGGTCATGCGCTGGCTACGGCGATGTGTCCATGAGGCGCGGATGGCGTCACGATAAGAGGCAATATCTTTGACCTTGCTCTGAGCGACGGGCTTTGCACCCTCCACAATCCCAATCAGGCTAAGTGCCATTTGTTGGTCCATCGCTACCCCCTATTGATATTTACAATCAACTAACCGTTTGACTAACCAGTTGAACGACGCGCAAAATTTTTTCAATACAACAACTTCAAACCGCAGACCCTGCCGAAAAAACTGCCGACCACCAGTTAGAGATGGCCGGCGAACTTCCTCAGGGAGACTTCTTATCTGTAGAACGACGACGCCTTGCCTTGTTACTCACGCGCTCTGTGTGCAACTCGTCTAAGCGTCGGCCTATTGGGTACGAAGGACGAGCGCCACGCTTCCCGCTCAAGTAGGCATTGATTGCCGCCTGTGAGCATGGAACTAAGTTGGCAAGCTCCTGTTGAGTCAGGCCAGTGGCAAGAAGCTCGGAAACAATTGTTTTGGTATCCATCATGAACATCAGTATCACATACGTGTTTAGTCCTGTCAACACAAACGTGTTCGTTAACTTCGATTGTGTTTGCGCGAAACACCAACGTGATTGGCATTTCTATTAAAGTATTGCTATGAAAACGCTCGCGGAACGACTTGCCTGGGCAAGAGCAAAGAAAGAAGTGTCACAAGAGAGATTGGCAACTCTAGCCGGTGTCTCTCAATCTACTATTGGTAACTTAGAAGCTGGAATTAGAAGTTCGGCGAGAAAACTTCCGCAGATTGCTAATGCGCTAGGGGTAAGTGCACTATGGCTTGCTGAAGGTGTTGGCGAAGTGTCGCAACGGAATGCAACTCCAAAGGATGTTGCAACCTCGCTACTTACGCCGGAAGAGGTGACCGAGCTGATAAGCCTATACGCAAGAACGGGCAAAGAAGGACGGCGGCAAGTCCTAGATACAGCAAGGGCCGCCGCCGCAGAAGACCCATTAGCGACGCCCTCCACTAACCAGTTTGAGGTCCGGTAACTGCTTCATTGGTGGAGCGATCTTTTGGAACGAGGCAAGCGCAATCCGTTGTTGCAACTCGTTCATCTGCCTAAACGCCGCTAAAAGCGCCACCTCCTGCTTGCT